CGTTAGGTCCGATTAATTTACCAGCTCCATCAGATTGGAAATCTGACATTTCAACTAATACTTGTCTGAAACCACCTGTTGGTGTTGTAGACGAACCTGTGTAGTAAGCATTAGCACCAGTGTTAGTCAATGAAGAACCATCCCAAATTACTGGAGTTAATGTAACATTAGTAATTCCTGAGTAAGCTCCTTTTGAATAATCGAATAAACCTGCTGGGTCTTCGTTTGGTTCAGAACCTTCATAGAAACGGTCATACAAGTTCTTACCTGTATCGTAGTTTGAATCTGGTGTTGATGGACCATTAGGTGCTCCGAAAGGTGCAACGTGTGTGTTTAATGAGTCCTGATTTCTGTTTTGAATTTTAGGTACGAAGTAGAACAATTTACCGATTGGTAAGTTCATAGCTTGTACAGATACGATATCATTAGCTAATAATTTAGAGAAAACTCTTCTAATGATAGGGAAAACAACTGTTTCAAATGAACCTGAGTTATCTGAAGCAGATGCTTCGTTAATTAAGTGAGAAGCTTGGTTTTCATACAATTGTGCCATGTTCTCTTTGATGTGACCATTAAGACCTTCTAAGAATCCTAATTTGTCCCATTTGTTGATTGTGTCTTCTTTGATAACTTTCAAGTGTTTTAAACCGATGTTACCAACAAGACCTGATTCTAATAATGCTCCCATTTTGAGTATTTTTTAATTTAATTTTTATTTTTGTAATTTACCCATTAAATCCTTCATTCTTAAGAACTGTGGATTTTCATAAGTTTTACTTTCAATAAGATTTGTCGCAGAACCTTTAGATGGTGATTTCTGTACTTTAGCAGATACTGATTCAGTAACTACTGTAGTATTTTCCTTACTATCTAAATCTTCTTTGATAATCTTGTAAAGACCTTTAGACTCTTTAATTGTTTCTGCCGAGTCAAAACGTCTTAGAATGTTTATTTTTTCTTGCTTTGTTGTCGAATGCTCAGTGAACAGTCGAGTAGCATATGCTAAGTTTGAATTGAAAACAGCAACTTCGTTAAGTTTTTCTTTAAAGATGTTAAGTGCCTTACGGTACTCTTCATTCTTTTCTCTTAACTGAGCAACTTCTTTTTCAAGTGCCTCATTTCTTTGTGCTGGTCTCTTTAAAGACTTAGGGAAACCTTGAGGTTTTTTGTTAGTTGCACGACCATTAACGTTAGAACGAACAGAAGATTCTTTATATTCACCTTCCATTTCTTCACCTTCTTCCATTTCATAGTCTTTGTAGTGTCCATCAACATCACCTAATTTGTGACCATCACGTCTCTTATAGTCATGTTTGTTTCCACCCCAATTACCTTCTTTCATTTCCTCTTCGTCAGATTCATCTTCGTCAGATTCATCTTCGTCAGATTCATCTTCCATTTCGTCTTCTTCACCAAGTTCAATTTCGTAAACAACTTCGTCTTTTTCTTCCATTTCATAACCTTCTTTGTATTCGCCTTCCATTTTTTCTTCGTCAGCGATTACCTCTTCTTCTTCGTCACCCTCTGTTTGAATTTGATATTCAACATCAGCTTCCTCGTCTTTTAAGTGAATCTCATCACCGTCTTGTGTTACCACAATACCGTCTTCTTCACCCATAGCTTTGAAAACCTTAAGGACTTCCTCATCAGAAGCGTCAGTTAGGTCAAGAGGTAAAAGAATTTCTTCTTCATCGTCTACTTCCATGTCGTCACCTGGTAAATCCATCATACTTAACATTTCATCAGAGTCCATTTCGTCTTCCATATCGTCCATGTCTTCCATGTCTCCCATTTCATCTTCCATTTCATCTTCTACTTCATCTTCAACATCCATCATGTCAAGCTCTTCTTGTTCTTTCATTTCGTGGTCCATTTTGTCCTCACCTTCTTCCATTTCTTCGCCTTCCATTTTTTCTGCTGCAGATTCTTCCATTTCAACCTCTTCAACATCTTCTTCAGATAGAGATTCTTTTACTAATTCACTGATTTCTTCCTTCATAGTAGAAGCAAGTATTCCTTTTGCATTCTCCGTTACGGCTTCCTCCAAATTCTTCATTTGTAGTAGTGCCTCTTCAACTAAGTTTTGTTTTTTTTCTGCCATTGTTTTAATTTTATTGCAAAAGTTTATTATGTAGTTTTCTTAATAAATATGCTGATATTAAAAAAAACACTTTTTTATTAACATTAGGCAAAAAAAAATCGGGTTTTAACCCGATTCTTAAAATTATCTGATAAAGAGAAGATATTATTCAAATACCTCGTCAATTTTACTTTCAACACACGCGGTGATTCTCCAATCGTGTGGGAAACCTTCAAAGTTTTTAGTAACCTTAGACTCAACGTCAGTAACGTTTATACCTTTAACTAATTTCTCTTCTCTAATTTTCTTAATTTTTCCTGAGTTCTCGTCAGGTAAGTCATAACTGATTTTTGCTACAAAATATTTTTCGTCCATAATGATAAAATTTAATACCCTAAATAATCGGTTAATTTTTTCATTAAGTCAAGTGATTTGTCTAAACCACCTGAAGATTCTGCAGAACCGCTTCTTTGTTTAGTTTCTTCTTCGATGTTCTCATCATATTTCATACGGTCATCTTTATTCAAGAATAAGTACGCACCAGGTGTTGATGGTGAAGAAACAAGGTCAAAACAAATTAATTCAAAATCTTCTTGAACTTCATTACGTTCACCTTTCTTTACTAACGAACCTACACCACGAGATGAAACACCCATAGTTACACCTTGTCTCATAAGGTTGGCTGCTTGGTCACCAGGACACGAAACAACACCACCTTGATGGAAACCTGGTGAAGTTAATAATTTAATCTTACCCATTAATACATTACCTTCCCACCACATATCAGTGATAAGGTGTGATACACGGTCCAAATCAATCAATGATGATTCAGGGTGGTTAAGTTCTGAGATAGATAAACCTTTATCGATAGCTTGAGAATATTTCTCAGCTTCTCTTCTTAATATTTTTTCAGGGTAGATACGACCGTTTCTGTTTGGTGTGTCGTATTTTTGTAGGACAGCATAAAATTCAAATGGTTTTGAATGGTCTAATTGTCCGTAAGATTCTTTAATAACTTCGGCGTTTCTTCTATCGTTTGGATTGATAAAACCTGCGTCCCATTCAATCAATATACCTTTACCCGTATCGTTTGGACCTAATATTTTCATATCTTTTTATTTTATAAATATCTTAGATTCCTAAATGAACGTCCCACTCAGTTATTTTAATTGGTGTAACTCTTAGTAAATTGTTTATTTTATCTACGATAGACATTTTATATTTATAAGCCAGTTCACTATCCTCACCTTCACCAGACCAAAAAACATAATTGTTTGCAAATTGAGTTACGTCTTGACCCTCATATGTTACTTTACCAATATTTACGGTAACGGTAATGTCTTCATCTTCTATACTACCCTCCATAAAGACTTGGCGTGGTATAATAATTGAATCCTTCCACCCATATTCATATGAAAACTTATTGGGGTCTATCATATTATTAAGGTTATCCAAAAGCGTATTTGCTTCGGATAACCTTTTTAATTGTTTCTCTGTTATTAAGATTTTCACTTTTTACCTTTTAAGATAAATATGTTACACTTTTTCTTTTTTTGTTTTGTGTAAAGTAAAGTATTTTGAATTCATAAGAGGATAGGTATAGATTGTCTTAACGACACTTTTTATTTTTTCTCTTAATAGTATAGATTTGAATTCCATATGTTCTTTTATAAATAAAGTAATCTCTAAATTCATAAAACTACGTTTACCTATTTGAATACCACTACTTCTTAAGTCTAAATCCACAATATTATGTTTTTCAAATATTAATGGGTCTACTGTTTCTAATAAGTGGTGTTTTATATCTCTTTCCATCATCCCCGTCACTCTTTTCCAATTTTCCATTTCTTGTGTTGGTTCTACCCAACTTTGTATTACAATGTAGATTGATTTTAATTCTTTGGCATCCACAGTACCGTAACTACATTTAGCATTCTCAAAACCTTTCAGTTGTGAGGTTTTACCTTTTTTCATATATTTTCTATTCTCATATAAGTTTATTTGTACAGAAATTATAAACAATAAATGGGTCGTAGTCAAAATATTGACTAATTAAAGATATTTATATATATTAAGGACACATATGATTATAATAAAAGTAGGAAAAAACGAGAATATTGAACGAGCATTAAAACGCTATAAGTATAAGGTTTATAAAACCAAACAACTAGAAAATATTCGTGAGAATAGGTATCATGTAAAAGATACGGAAAAAAGAAGAAAACAAAAACAAAAAGCCGAGTATATACAAAAAATAAAGGGTTCAGAAGACTGAACCCTTTTTTATTACTTATATATTATATTATTACAAACCTTGTTCTAACTGTCTTAACTTATATAGTGATACTAAAGATACTTCAGATTCATTAATTTTCTCAATAGTTTTTTCAACCTTTTCAGTAAGTTCATCATCAGTAGATTCATTTAACTTAGTATTAAGTTTTTCAATAACCACTAATTTAGACTTTTCAATCTCCTCAGTTAATGATTTCTTATCCAATGATAAAAGAGTTTTTAATTCTTGTTTTTCTTCTTCAGAGATATTTCCAAACTCTCTATTAAATGTGTTTGTTGCAATTTTTAACATAGAACTTAAAGGAATATTAACAGATTCAGATACTGTTTTTGCAACTTCTTTTTTTGAAATAGTATTTTTAATTCTGTTTTTACTTTCCAATACTTGCTCTAAATTCTTAACACTTGAATTATAAACAACTGAATCGATGTCTTTGTAATTGTTTTCAGATTGGGTTTTTACATTTTCAGAAACCCACATATTAATCTCTTTGATTTTTTCAGTATTTGAAGAAACAATATTTTTAATAGTTTCAA